GAGGTGGTGGCGCTGAGCAACGGGTTCGAGGAGCGCAACACGCCCTGGGCGCAATCGCGGCGGCGCTATGATGCCGGGGTCTCGTTGCGCTCGCTCGACGACATCGCGGTGCTGATCGCGTTCTTCGAGGCGCGGCGCGGGCAGCTTCACGGGTTTCGGTGGAAGGACTGGTCGGACTTCAAGAGTTGTGCGCCGTCGGCCACGCCGGATTTCCGCGACCAGCAGATCGCGGTGTCGGACGGGACCGCGACGGAGTTTCCCCTGACCAAGACCTATGCGTCGGGCGGACATGCCCATGTGCGGCCGATAAGCAAGCCGGTCGAGGGCACGGTGCTGGTGGGGATTTCCACCGATGAACAGGTGCTTGGCGTGGATTTCGACCTCGACCTGACGACCGGCACGGTGATCTTCGCCGAAGCGCCCGACGCGGGCGAAGCGATCACGGCGGGGTTCGAGTTCGACGTGCCGGTGCGGTTCGACACCGATGCGATCCAGACCTCGGTCGCCAGTTTCCAGGCGGGCGAGGTGCCGAATGTGCCGGTGGTGGAGATCCGGCTGTGAGCGGGGCGGCGGGGCTCGACGCACACCTGGCTACCGGCACGACGGGCGTTTGCCGCTGCTGGAAACTGGTGCGGGCTGACGGCGTGCACTTCGGCTTCACCGATCATGATAGGGCGCTGGGTTTCGACGGCGTGGTGTTCAGGCCCGAATCCGGGCTTTCGGCGGCGGCACTGATGCAGACCACCGGTCTGTCTGTGGACAACACCGAGGCGGTGGGCGCGCTGTCGGATGCGGCGATCACCGAAGCCGACATTGCGGCGGGGCGCTACGACGGCGCGGGCATCGAAGCCTGGCTGGTGCAATGGGCCGCGCCCGAGAACCGCGTGCTGCAGTTTCGCGGCACGCTGGGAGAGCTGACGCGGGCCGGCGGCGCCTTTACCGCCGAACTGCGCGGGCTGGCGGAGCGGATGAACACGCCGACGGGGCGCGTCTACCAGCGCGGCTGCGCGGCGGTGCTGGGTGACGGGGATTGCCGCTTCGATCTGGAGACACCGGGCTACGGGGCCGAGGTGGCCGTGGTCGCCGTGGCGGAGGACCGGGTGCTTTCGCTGGCGGGGCTGGCGGGGTTCGAGGCGCGCTGGTTCGAGCGCGGACGCTGCGTGGTGCTGGACGGCGCGGCCCGAGGTCTGGTCGGCGCGGTCAAGATCGACCGGCCCGAGGGCGACCTGCGCCGGGTCGAGCTGTGGGATCGGCTGCGCGCGGGGATCGCCGTGGGCGACCGGGTGAAGCTGACGGCGGGCTGCGACAAGCGGATGGAGACGTGCCGGTTGAAATTTGCCAACCTGCAGAATTTTCGGGGCTTTCCCGACATTCCGGGCGAGGACTGGATGGTGGCGCACCCTGCGCGCCTGTCGGCGCGCGACGGGGGCAGCCGCAGGTGAGCGCGGTGGTGCAGGCGGCGCGCGGCTGGATCGGGACGCCCTATGTGCATCAGGCCAGTTGCCGGGGCGCGGGCTGCGATTGTCTGGGTTTGCTGCGAGGTCTTTGGCGCGAGATCCACGGCGCCGAGCCGGAACAGGTGCCGGCCTATAGCGCCGATTGGTCGGACCCGTCGGGGGAAGAGCGGCTCTGGGCGACGGCGGCCCGTCATCTTTCTGATAAAAAACAGGAAAACGCCGCGCCTGGCGATGTGCTGCTGTTCCGCATGCGCGACGGAGGGGTGGCCAAGCATGTGGGGCTGCAGGCCGACTGCGGGCCGGCGCCGACGTTCATTCACGCCTATTCCGGGCGTGGCGTGGTGGAAAGCCCGCTGACGCCCCCCTGGGCGCGGCGACTGGTGGCGCGGTTCGCGTTTCCCGAAAGGATGTGACGGCATGGCAACGATCCTACTGTCGGCCGCGGGCGCGGCCATCGGGGGCATGGCCTCGGGCACGGTGCTGGGCCTGACGGGCGCAGTCATCGGGCGCGCGGTCGGCGCGACGCTGGGCCGGGTGATCGACCAGCGGCTGCTGGGCGCAGGCTCGGACCCGGTGGAGCGGGGGCGGATCGACCGGTTCCGCATCACCGGGGCCGGCGAGGGCGCGCCGGTGGCGCAGCTGTTCGGGCGGATGCGGCTGGGCGGGCAGGTGATCTGGGCCACGCAGTTCGTGGAGCGCGCCGCGACAAGCGGCGGCGGCAAGGGGGCGCCGCCGCAACCCAAGACGACGACTTATTCCTATTCCGTCAGCCTCGCCATCGCCCTGTGCGAGGGCACGATCCGCCGGGTCGGCCGGGTCTGGGCGGATGGGGTGGAACTGGACCTGAGCACGGTGTCGATGCGCGTCTACACCGGCGCCGAGGACCAGATGCCCGATCCGCTGATGGAGGCGGTGGAGGGCGCGGGCGCGGTGCCCGCCTATCGCGGCACCGCCTATGTGGTCTTCGAGGATCTGGACCTGACGCCCTTCGGCAACCGGGTGCCGCAATTCGCCTTTGAAGTCGCGCGCCCGGCGCAGCCCGAGCGCGCGACGTTGCCCGCCGCCGCGGACCTGGTGCGCGCGGTGGCGCTGATGCCCGGGACGGGGGAATATGTGCTGTCGACGCGCAGCATCAGCTACCGGACAGGCTTTGGCGAGGGCGGGGCGCTCAACACCAGCGCCGAGGGGGGCGGGTCGGATTTCACCCGCGCGCTGCAGCAGGTGCGCGACGTGCTGCCGGGGCTGCGCTCGGTCAGCGTGATCTATTCGTGGTTCGGCGACGATCTGCGCGCTGGCCTGTGCCGGGTGAAACCCAAGGTCGAGGACAAGAGCCGCGACGGTGCCGAGATGCCCTGGACCGCCGGCGGCATCGGACGCGCCGAGGCCGAGGAACTGGCGCGGGTCGATGGGCGACCGATCTATGGCGGGACGCCGGCGGATGCGTCCCTGATCGAGGCGATCGGGGCGATCCGCGACGGCGGGCAGGAGGTGATGCTCTACCCGTTCCTGCTGATGGAGATCCTGGAGGGCAACGGCCTGCCGGACCCCTGGGGCGGCGACGAGCAGCCGGCGCTGCCGTGGCGCGGACGGATCACCGGCGCCCTGGCCCCCGGCCTGCCCGGCAGCCCCGACGGGACCGCGGCCAATACGGCGGCGGTCGGTGCATTCTTCGGCACCGTCACGGCGGCGGATTTCTCGGTGGCGGCGGGACAGGTGAGCTACAATGGACCGGCGGAATGGTCCTATTCGCGCTTCATCCTGCACGCCGCCGCGCTTGCCGCCGCTGCGGGGGGTGTGGATGCGTTCTGCATCGGGTCCGAAATGCGGTCGCTGACCCAGATGCGTGACGACCTCGGGTTTCCCGCAGTTGCGCGGCTTCGAACGCTGGCTGCCGAGGTGCGCCACCTTCTGCCTGATGCAAAGATCGGTTATGCTGCTGATTGGTCGGAGTATTTTGGCTACCAGCCGCAGGACGGATCGGGCGACGTTTATTTCCATCTCGATCCGCTCTGGGCCGATGACGAGATCGACTTTGTCGGCATCGACAATTACATGCCGCTCAGCGACTGGCGCGACGGCACCGAGCATGCCGATGCCGGGTGGGGCTCGATCCACGAGCTGGACTATCTGCGCGACAATATCGAGGGCGGCGAGGGCTACGACTGGTACTACCCGACCGAGGAGGCGCGCGCGGCGCAGCGGCGGGTGGCGATCGGGTCGGGCAGCGATGGCGATGCGTTTCTCTACCGCTACAAGGACATCCGTGGCTGGTGGGAGCGCGCGCATGTCGACCGGCGGGGTGGCGTGCCGGTGGCGGTGCCGTCGCCCTGGGTGCCGCGCTCGAAGCCGATCCGCTTCACCGAGATCGGCTGCCCGGCGGTCGACAAGGGCACCAACGAGCCCAACAAGTTCTTCGATCCCAAAAGCTCCGAAAGCGCCTTGCCGCGCCATTCCAACGGGCGGCGCGACGACCTGATCCAGGCGCAGTACCTGCGCGCGATCCTGTCCTACTGGGACGCGCCGGGCCGCAACCCGGTGTCCGACATCTACGGCGGCCCGATGCTGGAGATGGACCATGCCCATGTCTGGGCCTGGGATGCGCGGCCCTGGCCGGCCTTTCCCAACGATGTGGCGCGCTGGTCCGATGGCGGCAACTGGCGCCTTGGTCACTGGATCAGCGGACGGATCGAAGCCGCACCGCTGGCCGATGTGGTGGCGGAGCTGTGCGAGGCGGCGGAGGTCATCGACTACGACGTCGACCGCCTGCATGGTCTGGTGCGCGGGCACCTGTCGGGCGAGACCGAAAGCGCCCGCGCGCGGCTTCAGGCACTGATGCTGGCCTACGGATTTCAGGCCGTGGAGCGG